CCTCGGCCTGGCTGGCCCCGGGCGGAAGATCGCCGGTCTCATGACGCTCACGGTCGTGAGACCCGATGACATGGCCGACCGCATCCTCGACCGCGAGAAACACCCCCAGTGGCAGGGCGAGCGCACGAAGATGGTGTACGCCTTCCCATCCAATGAGAAGCTCTGGCAGCAGTACGCGCACCTCCGTGCCGAAGGGCAGCGCTCGGATCGCGGCGTGGGCGATGCGACGGAGTTCTACCGGGCGAATCAGATTGACATGGACGCTGGCGCCGTCGTCGCCTGGCCCCAGCGCCACAACCCCGATGAACTCACCGCCATCCAGCACGCGATGAACCTGAAGCTGGACCAGGGCGATGCTGCCTTCTGGGCCGAGTACCAGAACGAGCCGTTGCAGGATGAAGTCGAAGGCGAATCCCTCTCGGCCGACACTATTGCCGCCAAGACCAACGGCATGAAACGCGCCGAGGTCCCCGTGGGTGTCAACCACCTGAGCATGTTCATCGACGTCCAGGGGAATCTGCTCTTCTGGATGCTCTGCGGCTGGGAGGACGACTTCACCGGCTACGTCCTGGACTACGGCGAGTATCCCGATCAGAGGCGGCTGTACTTCACGCTCCGTGACGCACGGCGGACCCTCATGGGCGTCCACAAGGGGACCGGTCAGGAAGGCGCGATCTATGCGGGCCTGGAGGCCCTAGCCGCCGAGCGCCTGACGCGCAAGTACCGCCGGGACGATGGCGCGGAGATGACCATCGAGCGCTGCCTGGTCGACGCCAACTGGGGCAACTCGACCGACGTGGTCTACCAGTTCTGCCGCCAGAGCTCCCACAGTGCCATCGTCATGCCAAGCCACGGGCGGTATGTGGGCGCCTCCAGCATCCCCTTCGGCGACTACAAACCCAAGAAAGGCGACCGCGTCGGACTGCACTGGCGCGTGCCCAACCTCCAGGGCAAGCGCGCGGTGCGATACGCGCTGATCGACACCAATTTCTGGAAGAGCTTCATCCACGCCCGCCTGGCCGTGCCCATGGGCGACCCGGGGTGTTTGTCGCTCTTTGCCGGCACGGATCACCGTCTGCTCTCGGAGCACCTGACGGCCGAGTACCGCGTGAAGACCGAAGGACGCGGGCGGCAGCTGGAGGAATGGAAGCTCCGTGCCCCCGGTTTGGACAACCACTGGCTGGACTGTCTGGTCGGGTGTGCCGTGGCCGCCTCCATGTCGGGTGCCGTGCTGTTTGGGACCGACGCCCGCGAGGCGCCCCGCAAGCCGCGGGTGCGTCTCTCGGAACTTCAAGGGAGGCGAAGATGATCCACCCACCGCCGACGATACGGCCTTCCGGGCCTGCGCCTGAGCTCAAGGGGCTTGTCTGCCCCAAGTGCGGCTGCCAGCACTTCCGCGTGGTCTATCTCAAGCGGCTGCCCAAGGGAGTGCTCATGCGCCGCCGCGAGTGCCGACACTGCGGCCGGCGCGTCTGCACCCGCGAGCAGATCTCCTGACCGCGCCGGGGCGGACAGTCCATTCGATAAGTCGAACGATCTTCTTCTGGTCCACGGGAATCGCTCATGCGCCAGTCACTCACTCACGATGCTTGGGAGGTGATGATCAATCGTCGCCGCCATCGCGACCGCCTGGTTCAGCAGCACATGGGCTTCGCCCGGGGCCTGGCCAAACGGCTTGGGCAATCGCTCCCACCTCATGTGGATGCCGATGCTCTTGAATCCGACGCCTTGTTAGGGTTGTTGATGGCAGCGCGGTCATTCGACCCTGAGCGTGGCGTGGCCTTCACGACGTATGCCGCCAAGCGCATTCACGGGGCCATGCTCGATGGCCTGCGCGGTCGCCAGGGCTGTAGCCGTGGGCGCCGGCCTCCGGTCGTTATGTCGCTCGCGAAGCGCGTCCTCGACACCGACGGCCGCGAGGTCACCCTCGGCGACGTGCTGAGTGAGAACCAGGAACCGGTGGGCGCGGCCCTCGAATGCCACGAACAGGTCGAGCACCTCTTGAGCTGTGTGCAAACCACCGAACGCCGGATGGTGCGGGAGTACTACTTCGACGAATTGACCCAGGACGAGATTGGCGCCCGCCACGGCATGTCCGCCTCACGGGTGTCGCAACGGCTCAAGGCTGCATGCGAGCGGATGCGGGAGGTCGCATGCGCCAACTGACACCCCGCGACTACTACACCACCGGCGAGATGGCCCGCGTGGTGGGCTGTGCCCAGCAGACAGTCATCCGCTGGATCGACAGCGGGAAGCTCAAGGGACACCGGTTGCCGGGACGCCAAGGGGAGCGGCGGTGCTTCAAGGCGGTGTTCCGCCAGCACCTGATCGACCACGGTGTGCCGCTGGATCGACTGGACCAACTGGACCCGGGCCTGGCGATGGCGGACGCGTTCACGACGCCCAAGGAGCCCAAGCGTGGCTGAGGATCTCCAAGACACCATCCGCGACAACGCCACCGGCCCCAAGCGGGCCAAGGGCGACAGCGCCGAGATGGAGCAGCACTCGCTGCCCGACCAAATCGCCGCCGACCGGTATCTGGCCAGCAAGAACGCCACGAAGAAGAAGGGCCTGGGCGCGACCTTCAAGAAGCTGGTGCCCCCTGGAACGGACTGAAGACGGGATGCTCGGATTCCTGAAGAACATCTTCTCGCGCTCGGAGCCCCTGCGGGCGACGCGCGCTGCTGGCGCGATGCTCGCGGGACGGCGCGTGGTCCTGGGCCGTTATGACGCGGCCGCCACGACCGAAGAAAACCGCCGGCACTGGGCGAACGCCGACCATCTCTCGGCCAACGCCGCCAACAACCCCACCGTGCGCCGCATCCTCCGCGCCCGTTCCCGTTACGAAGTGGCCAACAACTCTTACGCCCGCGGGATCGTGCTGACGCTGGCCAATGACGTGGTGGGCACCGGCCCGCGCCTCCAACTCCTGACCCCTGACGACGCTGCCAACCGCACCGTCGAGCAAGCCTTCGTGCAATGGGCCGAAGCGGTGCGACTGGCCGAGAAGCTCCGCACCATGCGCATGGCCCGTGCCGAGAGCGGCGAGGTGTTCGCCATGCTCACCGCCAACCCACTCCTTGAGACGGCGGTGAAGCTGGACCTGCGTCTGATCGAAGCCGACCAGGTCGCCACGCCGATCACCGGCCTGGCCACTGGGATCGATGGCATCGTCCTGGATGCCTTGGGCAACCCGGTGGAGTATCACGTCCTCCGCTCCCACCCCGGTGATGGCAGCGCGCTGGGCGCGTTCCGCGGCTTTGACCGCGTTTCCGCCGGTTCGATCCTCCACTACTTCCGCACCGACCGCCCAGGGCAGAACCGGGGTGTGCCGGAGATCACGCCGGCGCTGCCCCTCTTTGCGCAGCTGCGGCGCTACACCCTGGCGGTCATCGCGGCCGCCGAGACCGCCGCCGACTTTGCGGCTGTCCTCTACACCGATGCGCCGGCCAACGGCGAGGCCGATCCCGTCGAGCCGATGGACCTGGTGGAACTGGAGCGCCGCATGGCCACGGTCCTGCCCGGCGGCTGGAAGCTGGGCCAGGTGACGGCGGAGCAGCCGGCGACCACCTATGGCGAGTTCAAGGCGCAGATCCTCAACGAGATCGCCCGCTGCCTGAACATGCCCTTCAACGTCGCGGCGGGCAATTCCTCGGGCTACAACTACGCCTCCGGCCGCCTCGATCACCAGACCTACTACAAGTCCATCCGCGTGGACCAGGCCCACATGGGCCGCGTGGTCCTCGACCCGCTGCTCCGCGCGTGGCTGGATGAAGCCACCCTCGTTGAGGGCTTGCTGCCCCAGTCCCTCCGCCGCACCGGCGCCCTGCCCGAACACCAGTGGTTCTGGGACGGGATGGAGCATGTCGACCCGGCCAAGGAAGCCAATGCCCAGGCCACGCGCCTGGCCAGCCACACCACCACCCTCGCCTACGAGTACGCCCGACAGGGCCGCGACTGGGAGGCCGAACTGCGCCAGCGGGCCAAGGAAGTGGCGCTGATGAATGAACTGGGGCTGTCGGCCACACCGGTGACGGCGGCGCCCACGGAACCTGCCAACCAGGAGAACGACGATGAGCCAAGCGCTCAAAACGACCGCGCCGCCGATTGAGCTGGCGGCGCAGTTCCAAATCGAAGCCGAAGCCGCCAGTGGCGATGGCAAAGCGGCCCTGCCGCGCTTCCGCATGGTTGCCTACACCGGCGGGCCGATGCGCCTCGCCGGTTGGCGCTACCCGGTAGTGGTGGATCTGGCGGGCCTGGCGATCCCCAGCCAGCATCGGCCCATCCGCTTCGGGCACGACGCGTCTTCCGGAGTGGGACACACCGACGCCATCCGCGTCGAGGGTGGGCAGTTGGTCGCCACGGGCCTGGTCTCGCGCGACACGCCCGCGGCCAAGGAGATCGTCGTCTCCAGCAAGAACGGATTCCCCTGGCAGGCCAGCATCGGCGCCGCCGTGGAGGAGTTCGAGTTCGTCAAGGAATCCCAGAAGGCCATCGTCAACGGTCGCACGTTTGATGGCCCGGTGAACGTCGTTCGCAAGGCGACGCTCGGTGAGATCAGTTTTGTGGACCTCGGCGCCGACGGAAACACCTCGGCCAGCGTAAACGCAGTCGCCGCCCACGTGGCGGCCTCGCCTCAAGACAAGGAGAACCCGACTATGGATGCAAGCACGCCCACGACCCCGTCGACCCCCGCTCCGGCCGCCCCGGCCGCGCCGGCCGCAACCCCGGTTGCTGCATCGCCCGCCGCGCCGCCGGTCCAGGCCGCAGCGGCTTCGGCTCCCGCGACTGTTCAGGCGGCCGCTGCGCCTCAGTTGCCGTCGGCCGCTGCGGAGAAGTCGGCTGACCAGCTCCGCGCTGAGGCGCTGGCGGAAACTCATCGCATCGCCGCCATTCGCAAGATATGCGCGCCGGCGCATTGCAGCAACCGCTTCACGGACATCGAGGCCAAGGCCATCGCCGAGGGTTGGGACCCGACCAAGACGGAGCTGGAGGTCTTGCGCGCCAGCCGGCCCATCCCCCCGGTCACCACCAACGCCCCCGGCATCATCGTTCGCGGTGACGATGGCGGTGTCACGGCCCAAGTGCTTGAGGCAGCGTGCTACATGAGCGCTCGGCTCGAAGGCCTTGAGAAGCTCTTTGAGGCCAAGACCCTGGAAGCGGCCGACCAGCGCTTCCACCGGGCCATCGGCTTGCAAGAACTGCTCCTGGAGGCCGCTTGGGCCAACGGATACACCGGCCGCAGCTTCCGCGATTCCAAGGCGGTAATGCAGGCCGCCTTCCCGACAGTGAACGCCGGCTTCAGCACCATCGATATTGGCGGAATCCTCAGCAACGTGGCCAACAGGTTCCTCTTGGAGGGCTTCTTCTCGGTGGAGCGCGCCTGGCGGAACATCTGCGCCATCCGCAACGTGTCGGACTTTAAGACGGTGACCAGCTACCGGCTGATCGGCACCGACCAGTACGAGCAGGTGGCGCCCGGAGGGGAGCTCAAGCACGGGACGCTGGGCAACGAGACCTACACCAACAAGGCCGACACCTACGGCCTGATGCTGGGTGTGGACCGCCGGGACATCATCAACGACGACCTGGGCGCCATCACCACGGTCCCGCGTAAGCTGGGGCGTGGCTCGGGCCTCAAGATCAACGACGTGTTCTGGACCATCTTCCTGAATAGCGCCGCCTTCTTCACCGCCGGCAACAAGAACTACCTGACCGGCGCGGCCACGGTCCTGGGCATCGACGCCCTGAGCGCCGCGGAGCAGACGTTCCTGGACCAGGTGGACGCCGACGGCAAGCCCATCGGCGTGATGCCCGCGATCATGCTGGTGCCCACGGCGCTGTCGGCCCTGGGCACGCAGCTCTTCAAGAGCCTGGAGATTCGGGACACCACGGCCAACACCAAGACGCCGATCGCCAATCCCCACCAGGGCAAGTTCCGCGTGGAGGTCAGCCGCTATCTGGGCAACACCAAGTACACCGGCAACAGCCAGAAGGCCTGGTATCTGCTCTCGGACCCCAACGACCTGCCGGTGATCGAGGTCGCGTTCCTCAATGGCCAGGAGAGCCCGACCATCGAATCGGCCGAGGCAGACTTCAAATATTTAGGCATACAAATGCGCGGATACCACGACTTCGGCGTCGCCCTGCAGGACCCCCGTGGCGGCGTGAAGAGCAAGGGCGAGGCGTAAGCCACGCCCCCAGCGCCCCGGGCATCTCGTGCCCGGGGCGCTGGGATGTGGACCCCGAGGCAGACTCCAGACTTCTTACGGAGAACCGAACATGGCGAACTTCATTCAGGACGGCGACAGCATCGACTATACCCCCGGCGCGGATGTCGCCGCCGGGGCGGTGGTCGTGCAGAACGATCTGATCGGCGTGGCCAAGCGCCCCATCGCCGCCAACACGCTGGGCAGTCTGGCCGTCAGCGGCATCTTTGACTTCCCCAAGGCCACGGGCGGCGGCACAGCCATCGCCGCCGGCGTGAGCGTCTACTGGGATGCGGGCGACGGCCAGGCCAAGACCGACAGTGAGACCGGGACCAACAAGCTCCTGGGCAAGACGGTCAAGGCGGCCGCCGACGCGGACGCGACGGTGCGCGTGCGGCTGGCGCAGTAACCCGGCGCGGATCACCTTTCGGAGACGGGAATCGTGGTCGACCTGCTCGAGCAATCCTCGGTGTGGCTGGAAGACCAGCGGGAGAAGTTCATGTCCCGCACGGTCATCTACCAGCGCCCCGGCAGCCCCGCCCCCGACACCGTGGAGGTGACGGCGACCATCGGGCAGACCGTCTTCGCCGTGGACAACGGCGAGGGCGCGGCGCTGCAGGTGGAGTCGCGGGATTACCTGATCCGCGCCGCCCACCTGGTGCTGGGCGGCGGGCCAGTGCTCCCCCGGCGCGGCGACCGCATCCGCGAGGTCGAAGGCCCGCAGGTGTTTGTGTACGAGGTCACCGCGCCCGGCAACGAGCCGCACTGGCGCTACAGCGATCCGTACCGTCGGACGCTGCGCATCCACACCAAGCAGGTGGACCAGGAGGCCACGCCATGACCAGCCTGAGCAAACATCGCCTCCTGCGCTGGGTGCCGGAAATTGCGGTGCTGGTGACCTGGTCGCTGACGGTCATCGGCGCGGTGTGGGCGGCATCGGCCGAGCGGGCCGACGCTCTGCACGATCTTCGCGAGCAGCGCAACACCGTGGCCGACCATGAGGCCCGGCTGCGCACTCTGGAGAAACAAACCAGCGAGATCGCCGCTGACGTACGGTGGATTCGCCAGACCCTCGAACAGCCGAGGAAGCCCTGAATGTCTCTGATCACGACAATCGCCGACGCCCTGGTGATGGAGCTCAACGACGCTCCGGCGGGCACCTTTGCCCAGGCCTTCACGGCGTCGCGGCACTACCGCCCGCAGTTTGACCTGGCGGAGCTCAAGACACTGCGGGTGTCGGTCGTGCCCAAGGGTATCGCCGTCACGGGGCTCATGCGCAATGCCAACCAGCACGACGTGAGCATCGATGTGGCGGTGCAGAAGAAGGTCAGCCCCGACGATGCTGCCGAGTTGGACGGTCTGATGACGCTGGTCGAGCAGATCGCCGACTTCTTCCGCCTGCGGCGGCTCTGGGCGTTGCCCGAGGCGCTGTGGACCCAGACCCAGAACGTGCCGGTCTATTCCCCGGAGCACCTGGAGACCAAGCAGGTCTTCACCAGTGTCCTGACCTTCACGTACCGCGTGGTGCGCTAGTTATCGGAGACCGCCATGGCCTTCCAACGCAGATGGCTTCAATCGACCGACTTACAGCAGGACCAGGCCACCGGGGCGATTCTGGTGTGGGCGATGACCTCCTCGGCCCA